GAAAAACAAAGAGTTATATAGTATTTTTGAGGGTGATAAACTTCTTTTTGAAGATCTCACCCAAGATGAATACTTTAATGCTATGGAGGATCTTGCATATGAATGGTATGATAATGGTTCTCACAATCCACAAAACTTAAGAACTGAAATTAGAGCAATTTAATTATGGCAATCAAAAAGGGACTCGGTGGTAATGTTTTCGTAGAAGCAATACCCAAAAAGACTCGTCAAGGACAAGGTAAGCATACAAAATATGCTGCTACTTCTCGTAATAGAGCAAAAAAGAGATCTAGAGGACAAGGAAGATGAATGATGATGGACCTAAGGTATTAGGTATTACTCATCACGATAATTTTATCACTGAAATAACGTTTGATCCAGAACGATTAGGACTGGATCAACTTATTGACTATTTTGAGTTTCTTAATAATTCCAAATTACAGACTCCTAGAAATAGTATAAGAACAAAAGATACTCAAATTTTCATTAATGAAATATGTGGTATGCCTCATCCTTCAATAGATGAATATACTGCACAAAATAGTTCTGCTGTATATCAAAAATGGAACTATCTTTCAAATATTGCATTCAATATTTACTTTGATAAGTATGAAGTCCTTAAAATACGTAATTTAGAGCATAAATTCTGCAAATTACAGCGTACAAGACCCTCTGAAGGGTTTCATGATTGGCATTCTGATCAACTAGGTGGTCAACCTTTTAGGCAAATAGTCAGTCTTTTGTACTTAAATGATGATTTTGAAGGTGGAGAGACTGAATTTTTACATCAATCGGTGAGAATTAAACCCCAAGTAGGAAAATATGTGTTATTTCCTGCTTTTTGGACGCATTTGCATCGAGGAAATCCACCAATAGGCGGTGATAAGTATATAATAACTGGATGGTTAGAGGAATATCCCACAGGAGGTTCCGTATAAAAAGGAAATCTTAAGAATAGGTATAAATAAAGGGAGATAATACTAAATATACCATTTAGATGGCACAGGTACGTACCTCTCAGACATTTAAAGATATAAGTCTTTCATTTTCGCCACATCCAGTGACGAAAGATTTGCCTGTCTTAAAGAATGAACGTGCAATAGTTAGATCTGTGCGTAATTTAGTTGAAACAATCCCTACAGAAAGGTTCTTTAATTCAGATCTTGGAACCGATATTAGAGCAAGTCTCTTTGAAAATTTCTATCCAACCATCAGAATGGTAATAGAAGATCAGATTGTAGAAACTATTAGTGTATATGAACCAAGAGTTAATGAATTAGAAGTTGAAGTAGAACCATACTTTGATAGAAATGCTTTTAATATCACTATATTTTTTGATATTGTAGGATTAGATGTTCCAACACAATCATTTTCATTCCTTTTAGAACCAACGAGATAATATGCCTTTTACTCAATTTACAAGTTTAGATTTTGAACAAATAAAAGCACAGATAAAGGATTATCTTCGTGCTAATAGTAATTTTAGTGATTTTGACTTTGAAGGTTCTAATTTTTCAGTACTGATTGATACCTTAGCATATAATACTTACATTAATTCATTTAATGCGAATCTAATTGCAAACGAATCATTTTTAGATTCTGCACAAATAAGAGAAAACGTCGTTTCTTTAGCAAGAAATATTGGTTATGTACCCCGTTCAAGATCTGCTGCAACGGCATCAATTTACTTTGATGTGGAAACTGATTCAACTGAACCAATACTGTACTTAAAACCAGGTTTAGTGTGTGTAGGATCTGCAAATAACACTACATATAGGTTTTCAATCACTCAACCATTACATGCTTCTATTAATAATGGTGTTGCATCGTTTGGAAGTGCTGATTCTCCAGTTGAAGTTCATCAAGGATCCTCGTTAAGTATTCAATTCTTAGCAGATAATACAATAGATGATCAAAGATTCTTACTACAGAATCCAAATATTGATATGTCATCTATAAAAGTATTTGTTTCTGGTCCTGCAGATACAGGTATTGGTAGAGAATATAAAATGATTGATAATATTCTTAATCTTGATAAGAATTCTGAGGTATTCTTTGTACAGGAAGTTCAAGATGAGAAATATGAATTATTATTTGGTGATGGATACTTTGGTAAAAAATTAGAAAATAATAGTATCATAACAGTAAGATATATTATTACTGATGGTGCTGGAAGTAATGGTGCTTCGCAATTTGCTTTCCAAGGTTCATTTGCTGATAAGGATCCAAATTCAGAAACAAACATAAGCACTGTTATACCAACTGCTGGAATTACTATAAACACCGTTAATCCTGCGACAAACGGTTCTGAGGCAGAGAATGTTAGTTCTATTAAGTATTTTGCACCTAGACTATATTCTGCTCAATATAGGGCGGTTACACCAAGAGATTATGAGGCAATTATACAGTCAATTTACCCTAGAACAGAGTCTGTTGCTGTTATTGGTGGTGAGGAATTAGATCCACCACAATTTGGTAAGGTTCAGATTAGTATTAAACCAAAGAATGGTACTTATGTTTCTGATTTTGATAAACATCAAATTAAAAATAAATTAAAAAGTTATGCTATTGCTGGTATTAACTCTGAAATTATAGATCTTAAGATTTTATATGTTGAAATTGATTCATCCATTTATTACGATAGTTCTAGAGTTTCAAATGATGTTGATTTACGTTCAAAAATCTTAGGTGGTCTTACAAAGTACTCACAAACTGTAGATATTAATAAGTTTGGTGGAAGATTCAAGTATAGTAAGGTTTTGCAATTAATTGATAGAATTGATAGTGCTATTACATCAAATATCACCAAATTGAAAATTAGAAGAGATTTAAAAGTTCTTATAAATCAATTTACACAATATGAATTGTGTTTTGGTAATAAGTTCCATATAAATCCTGAAGGATTTAATATTAAGAGTACTGGATTTACCTTAAGTGGATCAAGTGATACTGTATACATCACAGATGTTCCAAATAAAAAGGCAGATGGCACTTTAGATGGAAGTGGAAAGGGTGTTTTAAGTGTTATTTCAAGAAATCAGAAAGAAGAGTTGAAAGTTGTTGCTAAATCAGCAGGAACTGTTGATTATAATAAGGGTGAGGTTATTTTAAATACTCTAAATATTACCTCAACGGTAGCAGCAAATAATTTGGTTGAAATTCAAGCATTCCCAGACTCTAATGATGTAGTTGGATTGAAGGATTTATACCTCAGTTTTGACGTTTCTAATAGTAAGATAAATATGGTTAAGGACGTAATTGCTTCTGGTGAAGATGTATCAGGAGTTGTATTTACAAGAGATTATTACACATCAAGTTACTCAAACGGAGACCTAGAGAGAAAATAAATGAGCATAGGTATTGATAAAAGAGTCCAGATCAACAAAATAGTTGAGAGTCAGTTACCTGAGTTTGTAAGGTCGGATTTTCCAACTACAATTGAATTTTTTAAACAATATTACCTCTCTCAGGAATTTCAGGGTGGTTCAACTGATCTAATTACCAATTTAGATCAATATTTAAAGGTTGATAACCTAGTTCCTGAAGTTGTTCATGGAACTACTACATTATCTTCTGTAGTTTCCGCATCAGATACAACTATTACTGTTGCATCAACTAAAGGTTTTCCTGATACTTATGGTCTTTTAAAGATTGGTAATGAAATTATAACATATACTGCTAAAACAACCACTACTTTTACGGGTTGTCTTCGTGGTTTTAGTGGTGTAAGTGGATTTGATGTTGGTATATCAACATCTTTAGATAATGTTAATAGAGAAGGTTTATTATTTGAGTCTACAAAGGCAGAATCTCATGCTAATGGTGCAACAGTCACCAATTTAAGTGTATTATTCATACAAGAATTTTATAAAAAGTTAAAGAAAACATTCTTACCTGGTTTAGAAGATAACGATTTTACTAAAGATCTTGATGTTGGTAACTTCATTAAAAATGCAAGAAGTTTCTATCAATCAAAAGGTATTGAAGAATCTATAAAAATTCTATTAAGAGTTTTATATGGTGAAGAATCTATAGTATTAGATTTAGAAGAGCGTTTACTTAAGCCTTCTAGTGCAGAATTTTTAAGAAGAGAAGTTATAATTGTTGATAGAATTAGTGGTGATCCTCAAAAATTAGTTGGTCAAACTGTTTTTAAATCAAATGATTTGAGAACAAGTGCTTCTGTATCTGAAGTTGAGATATTAACTAGAAATGAAAAGGTTTATTATAAGATTTCTTTGTTTGTTGGGTATTCTGACAGAGATTTAATTGAGGGAATATTCACTATTCCTGGTAGAACTAAAGTATTAGAACCAGTTTCAATTGGTTCTTCAGTTGTTTCTGTAGATTCTACTGTTGGATTTGCCCAAACTGGTTATGTTTTATGTGGAATTAATTCAATTACCTATAGTTCAAAGACAGTTAATCAATTCTTTGGTTGCACTAACATAATAGAAAATATTGATATTGGTTCCGATCTTAGGGCAGATGAAACAATTTATGGATATGAAGATGGAGACTTAACTAAGAGAGTTGATTTAAGAATAACTGGTGTAATATCTGATTTTAAAACAGTTTCTGATATTTCTTTAGTATCTGAAGGGGAAAGAATATTTGTTAAAAATGTAGGTGAATCTATACCAAATCCAGTTTCAAATAAAACTTATAAGGAAATATTTGCTAATTCATGGATATACAATACCAGTAGTAGATATCAAGTACTTGATATTTCTGGTTCTACTCTTTCTTTAGGTAGTTCAATTGATAAGTCTAGTTTGAAACTTGGAGACACTATTGAGATTTTATTACGTAATTCCAATACAGTTGTAGTTTCATTAGCAGAAATTACTGATATTAATGATTCAAATAATCAAATAGTAGTTTCTGGATTATCTGGATTTACCCCTACTCTTGGTTTATATTATGATATTCGTAGAAAATTAAATAAAGCAATAAGTAATGGTATAGAAATATTAGAGGGTAATTCAAATATTATCTCTGATGTATTGAATGTATATACTGATGATGACAAAGAGGCGTATGTTGCATCCAACTCTCTACCCAGTTATACAATACCTTCGGAAGTTAAAGTATCTATATTTGAAAATACAGGTGATTCTGCTAATTTTGATGGGTATAATGTAGACACTCAAGATTATGATATCATAAAAGGTAGTTCATCTTTTGGTGAAAGTGAGTTAATTACTGGAGATTCAGTAGTTTATACCGCAAGTGCTCCATTAACAGTCGGGGATCAGAAACTTGTATCAGGAGATGTATATTATGTTGAGGTAGTAAGTATTACTCCTGCTAAGATTAGGATATATCGTTCAAGGGCAATGATCGGCAATGCTGAAAATGCCATTAGATTTAAAGCAGAAGGTGATGCAATAACTGCTACTCATACCTTTACTAAAGAATTAGAATATAATAAGAAGTTATCTGCAAATAAAATATTAAAAACATTCCCATTAAGTCAAGATTTATTTGTTTCTGGGAAAAGAGAAACACCAGTTAATGATATTGGTATGTTGATTGATGGTGTTCAAATAAGAACCCCAATTTCAAATGATTACATTTATTATGGTCCTATTGATTCTGTAGATGTATATAACGGTGGAGAAGATTATGATGTAGTTAATCCACCAAGGTTAGTTGTAGATAATAGTTTGGGTGCAGGTACAACTGCTTTAGTTGAACCTGTTATAACAGGAACAGTTAAAGAAGTATTTGTTGATCCACATGATTTTGATATTCTTGATGTTAAGGCATTATCTTTAACTGGTGGTAATGGTACTGGTTGTATTTTGGAACCAGTTATTTCACAAAGATATAGAGAATTATTATTTGATAGTAGAGATATTTTCTTCTCTGGTGGATTATCAATTACAGACGAAACAATTACATTTAAGACTAAGCATTTCTTAGATAATGGTGATCTTATTTACTATAATAGTAATGGAAATCCACCTATTGGTGTAGGTTTATTTGGTGACGTTTCAAACACTGCTAGTGGAAGATTAGCTACTGGTGCTGGATATAATGTTAGAGTAGTTAATTCAAGTACAATTCAATTACATACCTCATATGAGGATGCAATTGCTGGTATTAATACTATTGGTATCTCAACAGCAACTAATGCTGCAGGTATTCATAAATTTAGGACTGGATCTAAGACAACATTACAATCAGTTAAAGTTATAAATCCTGGTTCTGGATATCAATATAGAAAGTTACATGTTAAACCAACAGATGTTTCTGTAGGATATGCAAAGATAAACTTTAAGGGACATGGGTTTAATGATGGTGATCTTATTGAATATGAAAATACTGGAACTGGTTATTGGCAAACTTCTTTAGATTTTGTTTATAGTGTTTCTCCTGTAAACAGGGTAAGATTTAATAATTCTACTGGAGTTTATACATTTACAGTAAATTATGTTGATGTAGGAACTAATACAACTGGAGAATCATTTATAGTTGGTAGTAAGAGATATAGTATGGGTGCTTTGGTACTTAATACTGGTCTTTCAAAGATATATGAGATAAAAGTAGAAGATTATCTGAACGCAAGTTCAATTGGTGGATTGGATCCAACACATTCTTATTATGTGTTAAAGGTTGATGATGATTCATTTAGATTAGCAGATGCTGGTTCTACAATAGGTGGATCTTTAACTAGAAGTAATTTTGAAAGGCGTGACTATGTTGGTTTTGATTCTCAAGGTGAAGGATTCCAAACATTTAAGTATCCAGATATTAAAGTAACTGCAGAAGTTTCATTTGGATCTACTGTTACTGGATCATTTAATTTCACTCCAGTAGTTACAGGTGAAATTACAGATCTTTATCTTTATGAGAAAGGAACTAAGTATGGATCAGATATTCTAAATTTACAAAAGAATCCAAAGATTGTAATTGAGAATGGTAAGAATGCTTTGGTAAGTGGATCTATCGTTGGTGGAAAAATAGTTGATGTTGCAGTATTAAACAGAGGAAAGGAATATTATTCTCTTCCAGATATTTCAGTACAAGCAACTGGTATAACAACTACAAATTTAATTGGAAATGGTGCTGTTCTTCGACCAATAATTGTTGAAGGGAGATTAACAGATGTTCTAGTAATTAATCCTGGTATTGGATATACTGGCAGTAAAGTTACATTTACAGTTACTCCTAGAGGAAGAAATGCAAAATTTGAACCTAGAGTAAGAAAATTAACTCTTGACAATAATTACAGACAAGGAAATTACAGTTTAAATTCCGAAGGTGAAGATAGTTTACACTTAAGTGTTCATGGATATACTTCAAATATTAGAAATTCATTTAATGATGATGGAACAAAACATTCACCAATAATTGGATGGGCTTATGATGGAAACCCAATTTATGGACCATATGGTTATACTGATGTTTCTAAATTGGGACCTACTGTTGGAATTGTAACTTCTGGTTATGTTTTAGATTCCACTAAAGTTTTTGATCGTCCATCAACAAGTAAGTTCCCTGAAGGATTTTTTGTTGATGATTGGCATTATGATGGATCAGGAACTCTTGATGAGCATAATGGTAGATTCTGTAAAACTGACGAATTTCCAAATGGAATTTACGCATACTTTGCTAGTTTACAACCTAGTCAACAATCAAATATATTAACACCAAGTTTTCCTTACTTTATAGGTAAAACCTTTAGATCACCTTTCATATCAACTAATACTACATTAACCCAAGAATTTGATTTTAATTCTTCCAACTTATCTAGAAATACTTTCCCATATAAAGTTGGTGATGCATTAGCCGATAATGATTTTATTGTAGAATCTAACGAATTTTTAAGGCAATTAACAACCGTTGAATCTGTAACTACAGGGGTTATCGATAGTTTATCTGTTTTAGATGGTGGAGATGGATATAAAGTTGGAGATTTTACAAATTTTGATGATTCTGGAACTAATGGATCTGGTCTTAGAGGACAAGTTAAGACAATAGTAGGTATTGGTATTTCAAGTATTGATACTGAATTGATCAGATATGAAAATACAGTATTAACATGGAAGTCTTCATCTCAAGTTGTAGCAAGATTTTCACCATTCTTTGAATTGGGTGATGGTGATACAGTTTCTATTTCAGGTTTAACTAGTTCTATAGTTAATCTTACAGATTCATTTAAGGTAGGAATTACTACAGATGTTATTGGTCTTGCTCAATCTATGACCTATCAACCACTTGTTACTGGTAGAATTGATGACATTTATGTAAATACTATTCCAAAAACAGTTTCGATAGGTTCATCTATAAAAATTAACGATGATGAGATTGTTAAAGTTCTCAATATCTATGATGTAGGATCAATATTGAGAGTTAAGAGGTATGGTGTAGGTGCAGCACATACTTATGGATCTAAATTAGATGTTTTAAACAACGATATAACAATACCAGTTAAAACTGAGAAGTTTATTTCCACAAATGATGATTTTGTTTACTTTAATGCTCATCAATCTGTTGGTGTTGGTGTTACTGAAGGTGGTGGTATAAGTGTTGATTATACTGTTGGAGAAACTACAAAAGAAGTTTCTATTCCAACAAGAACGATATATCTACCAAATCATCCATTTATTAATGGTCAAGAATTAACATTCACTAAGAGAGGAACTTCAACATCATTAATTGTTGGAATTGGCACTACAGCTAATAATTTATTCAACCTTCCTGATGTAACAACAGACACTTTTACAGTGTATGCAATCAATAAAGGGCAAAATTATATTGGTCTTGTAACTGAAAGAACATCAATTGGTAGCACAAGTGAAGGATTATACTTCCATAGTAATGGAAGTGATGATTCTGAATATCTTTTAAAATCAAATCATGCTCAAGTTATTGGTGATGTTGATAGAATTACTTCAACAGTAACTACAGACATAGGAGCAGCATCTACTAGTACTCATGGTTTAAGTAATGGTGATGTTGTTAATATAAATGTCATTCCAAATACAGTTGTTGGAGTTGGTAGTACAGCACCATTAAGCTTACAATTCAACAACGAATTTCAAAAATTATTAGTTAATAAAATTGGATTTAGCTCTACTGGATTTGATTCTGTAAATTCTAAGATTACTATTAATGATCATGGATATAAAACTGGTGATAGAGTCTTTTATGAAAGTAATCAAGCACCTAGTGGATTAAATGATCCTTGTTATTATGTTTATGAAGTAAGTTCAAATGAAATACAATTAGGAGAAACTCTAAAAGATGTACAAAATAAACCACCAAGAGTAGTTAGATTTGGATCTTCAGCAGGAACAGAGCATAGTTTGTCTTTAGTTAATCCACAATTAAAGGTATCTAAGAACTCTAAGTTATCTTTTAATGTTTCTGATACTTCTTTATTAGGATATGATCTTAAATTCTTCTATGATAAAGAGTTTAAAAATGAATTTATAAGTTCTCAAGATAGTAACAACTTTAATATTTCTGGTGTAGGAACTGTAGGGGTTGGTACAACATCAACAGTATCGATTGCATTTTCAAAAACAACACCAACTCAATTGTATTATGCAGTAGAAAAGGGTGGATATATTAGTACTGCTGATCCACTAGTTGCAAATTATTCTGAAATTAAATTTGTAGATAGTGCTTATAGTGGTGAATATAAGATATTTGGTATAACTTCAGATACTTATAAAGTTTCTCCAACAAAAATACCAGAACTTCTTTCATATCAAGCAGATCAGTGTGAAACAATAGAATATTCAACTCAATCTAAAACTGTTTCTGGTGCTATTAAGGATATAAAAGTAATATCTAAGGGACAAAATTATAAAAAGATTCCAAAATTTGAAAATGTCGTTAGTTTAAATGGAAAGAATGCGAATATAGTAGCACTTTCAACATCAATCGCTAGAATTAAGGATGTAAGAATACTTGATATTGGATATGAATATCCATCAGATAAAACTTTAAGTCCAGAAGCATTTGTTTCTCCAGTAATTAGAATTGATGATGTAGATTCTATTAAAGGTATTAATGTAGTAGATGGTGGTAATCAATATCTTTCTGCACCTGATGTTGTGGTTTATGATCCTCAAAGTGATCTTGTTGTAGATGAAACATCATTAACAGCAAGTACCCCTCATCAATCAATATCTGAGATTAATATTGTTGCTCCTATTCAAGGATTAAAATCAGTAAATCATAGAATTGTTACTATTAACAACTCTAATGGTGTTGGAATTAGTTCCATGACTGGTGGTGGATCTGGAATAGTTACTTGTATTCTAGAAACTCCAATAAATGGATTCGTAAACCCACCATTTGCAACTGGAGATGAGATTTTTGTAGAAGGTGTTGAATTATTTGGTGAAGCAGGTATTGGAACACAAACCAATACAAATTCCTCTGGTATTGCTACTGGTGGTGATGGTTATAACTCTGCAAATTATCAATATAGATTCTTTAAGGTTGATGATTATGTAAATTCAAATCCTGCTGTTCTAAAGTATAGTCTTGCTGGATTAACAACTAATCCTGGTATTGCTAAGACTTATCAATCTGGTTATGCAAATATTATTAATAGAAAGAATTATCCTGTATTTGAAGTTATTCAAGAAAGAGGATTATTACTAGTTAATGAAAGTGTTCTTGTTGAAGAGGGTGATACTTTTATTGAAAGGGGATTGGTTATAGTAGAATCTAGAGAAGATTTTATAAAAATTGATGGTAATTATGAACTTAAAATAGGAGATAGAATAAAGGGTTCTAATACCAATATTAGTGCAACTGTAACCGATATTGTTGGTAATAGGGCAAAATTTGTAGTAGACTATTCTAATCGTCAGGACTATGGTTGGAGTGATAATATTGGAAAATTAAATGAAGATTTCCAAGTTATTCCAAATAATGATTATTATCAAAATTTATCATATTCCATTAAGAGTCCAGTTCCTTGGGATACTTTAGTCAATCCTGTTAATAGATTAGTTCATCCAGCAGGACTTAAGAATTTTACTGATGTTGGAATAACATCTGCTGTTAATGTTGGTATTGGTACAACTATTCAGGCAACACCTGTGATAGTTGTTGATCTTATGACTGATAAGAGAGTTGATACAATCAACAACTTTGATTTTGGAAGAGATTATGATGCTAGACCTGAAGTAAATCCAATAAAATCAAAATTTGCAACATTCCAGAATACAAAATTAACCGATTTTACTAAGTGCAAGTCAAATAGAGTTTTAATCCATGATGATATTAGTGGAAAATTCTCAAGCAAGGGGTTCCAAGATGTATTTACTGAAATAGAAGAAGTAGATGGTAACTTTACAAAATATCTGGTACAAATAACAGATGCAGACACTCTTGATACACAGTTATCAGAAATAGCAGTATTAACAACCACAAATAATGCAATTTTGGTTGAGAAATCATCAGACTTTACAAATATGAAGTTGGGTGATTTTGAAGCAACTTCAGATGCATTCCAGAGAAAGGCATTAAACTTTTTACCTACTGAGAAGTATGATAGAGATCATGATATTAAAATTCTTAAATCTGAATTCATTACTAATGCAGTTAAAACTGAATCAACTTCAATAGGACAGATTGATTTAACTGGTGCAAATGTCAAAGTTGCAATCGCACAGACAGATACTAATAATAATGTTAGTGGATTTACAACAACAACTATAGCACAATTCTCAGATTCAGACTTTAACGGATTCTTTGCTGATGTATTGGTTCAGGATGATATCACTAAAGAGATTAACTATGGTGAAGTAATAGTAGACTTTGATGGAACAAATATCTTCTATGCAGAAACTTATGTAGATACATTAAACATTTCATATAGTGCATCTCAAGTTGGTTTTTTAACTGCAAGATATGATTCTGGTACAATTTACTTTGAATGTGAAAATAGTACAAAGAGAGCAATCAATGTAAGTGCAAATATTGTTGGTTTGGGTGCAACGATTGATAATAATGGACCTATCGGAGTAGGAACATATAGATATGCAGTTCCTGGACAACCTGTAGGTGCTGAGAGAAGTGCTAGATTAGAATCAACTTATCATACAGGTACTTCAACACCGATATTAATTTCTAGAATTGATAAGAGAATTGATAGTTCAGTTAAATCTCTTGTAAGAGTTAGTAGCAATACTGAATCTGCTATACATCAAGCAGTTGTTATGCAAGATGATGGTACTGCAACTACTATACAATATCCATTCACAGGACAATCTAATAGTGGATTAGGTACGATTGGAGCAGTTACATCAGGAAATAATATTGATATTAACTTCTATCCAGATCCCTCACAAACAAATTTAATTGAAGTTCAAGCATATAATGAAGTATTCAATACAATAAATGATTTCCAAAATACTCCATCTTCTTTACTTATTGGACCTGCAGAGAAGAGTATATTATTATCTGCATATGATGGTGTAAACGGAACTAGAGCAAATAAAGTTAATTTTGATTTAAAGCACGAAGAAGTACCAATTTATACTAAGGTATTTAATCCTGCAGATTCAACTCAATTAAATATGGTAACTGGTGAGTTCACCATACCAGATCATTTCTTTAATGATAATGAGCAGTTAACTTATACTCCTGGATCAACATTCGTTGGTGTTGGATCAACTGCAGTATCAATAGGTTCTACAACTAATACTGCTGGTATTACAACCGATATTTTACCAGAAACTGTATTTGTTAAAGTTACTAATGAAAACAAATTCAAGTTATTCAGTAGAAAAGAATATATTTCATCTGGTATTGCAATAACATTTACTGGAGTTGGTGAGGGTAATGCTCACAAACTTGATATGACTAAGAAACTATCTAAAACTGTTATTGGTTTAGATGGTATTGTTCAACAACCAATTACATATACTTCAATTGAGCATACGCTTGATGGTGCTATTGGTGCTGGAACTTCTCAATTCGTTCTTAGTGGAATTAGCTCAGTTCAACCGAGAGATGTACTGAAGGTTGGACCTGAGTATATGAAGGTTGAACAGGTAGGATTCTCAAGTTTACCTGAAGGAACTATTAATGATTCCACGGATGTTGCTCTCGGTATTTGTACTCTACCCGTTGTGAGAGTTAATAGGGGATCTCTAGGTATAGCAGCAACAACACATACTGATGGAGCAGCTGCTAGAGTACATAGAGGATCATTTAATATTATCGATAGTACTGTATGGTTCTTGGATCCACCAAAAGGTAATACACGAACCAGAAGAAATGATACAAATTTACCATATGTAAGATCTGAATTTAGTGGTAGAACCTTCCTAAGAAGTAATTATGATACCAATATGGTATTTGATGATGTTTCTGATGTGTTTACTGGAATAGGTAAAACTTATACTATGACAGTCGGTGGTGCTAATACAGAAACTGGGGTTGGTATTGGAAATGGTATTTTATTCATTAATGGTATATTCCAAACACCATTAACACTCAATAATGCAGGTAATAACTATGAAATAAAATCTGATTCTGTTGCTGGTATTTCTAGTGTTGTATTTACTGGAATTAGTTCAGAAAATGGAACATTTATGCAATCTGATTTTGATATTAATCAAAATCAACTTCCAAGAGGTGGTCTGATTGTTTCTATGGGATCCACACCTGGACTTGGATATGCTCCACTAGTAGGTGCTAATGTTAAACCAAACTTAAAAGATAATAGTAATTTATATGCTGCTGGTTCTATTGATAAAATTACTGGAATTGGTGCTTCATCTAAGTACCAACTTGGTATTCAGACTGCTGCTTATGATAATACTACTGGAATCATAACAGTTACAACTAATACTGTTCATGGATTTGCTTTAGGATATCCAAATACAGTTCAATTACAAAATTTAGAGTTTAGATGCCCAACTGATATTGTTGGACAAGTTGTTACAGGTTCAACAGCATATGATGCCTCTACTGGAGATTTAACCTTACAGATTAATGATCACGGTCTTTCTAATGGAGATGCAATCAGACTTAAGACTGATTCATTAACATTCACTTGTGCTCAAGATCCTTCATCACCTAAAACTTATCCTCGTGCCACTGACCCTGCTCATGATACGTACCTATACATCTCTGACGTAACGACAAATACATTTAAGGTAAATGTATTAAGAGGAACATTACCAACCTATACAGGTGCTCACACGTTCGTTTCAGCAACATCTGACGCAGTAGAAACTATAGGTGGTGGTGGATATGTGGGAGTTACTACATCAATATTCCAAGATCATGACGGTGCATTACCTTTAGTTGGAATTATATCAGAGAGAACTTTTGAAGTTCAAGTTGGTTTAACTTCTATTAGTCACATTTATCAGGGTGGTGGAAGTGTATATGAATTCTATAATGATTTAACATTTGGTTCTGGATATAGAGATCCAGTTTCTATTGGAGTTACTGACATACAGTTTGAACATAAATTTGTTTCTTCAAATGCAAATTCAATTACTGCTAATACTGGTACACAATATACTCCATCAACAGTTGATTATATTTCATCTACTGGTGAATTAATCTTAACTTTAGGAGATAATCATGGATTAACTGCTGCAAATGTAGTAGAGATTGCTAATGCAACATATAATCCAACTAGCGGTGCGATGACGATTACTGCAGGTGTATTAACTAATGGTCACGGATTCTCTAATGGTGATTATGTTAAGATAAAGGATAATTCAATTACATTTACTTGTGGTATGGATGGTAATACTACCAATCATACTTATCCTAGACCATCCGATCCAATAAGTGGTAAGTGGGTAACTATTTCAAATGTAACACAATTTACTTTTGATATTAATGTTGGTGCTTCACCAGAAGTAACATTTACACCAACTTTCGCTGAGTATGATCCTACAACAGGATTAATGGAGATAACAGTTGGTCCTCACACATTAAGACCAGGTACAAGTATTAAACTTGATGCAGAATCGATTAAATTTACTTGTGATCTTGATGATAATAGTTCTGAAAAGGCATATCCTAGAGTAACTGATCCATTCTTTGATACAGCAATTAAGATTGAGTCTGTTACTGATACAACTATCACAATTCAAACTCTAACTACAATACCATCAACAAATATTTCAAGACACACCTTTAGTAGTGCAAATGCTAATGCAGTTAGAACTGGTGGAAATTATGTTCATACATATGTTCCTGGACAAGCTGCAGCACTTACTGCAATCACAAGAGCATCAAATACAGTTACTGTTGCAACAGAATCTCTAAACTTTACTTGTTCTAGAGATGATCATGATAGTATTCATTCATATCCTCGTTCTACAGATCCTGCTGCAGGACAAACATTAGGAATAGAAGGTGTTACAAATAACACTGTTACCATTAATGTTGGATCTGGTGGTGGAGGAGGAACTGGTGCTATTATTAGTGCTAAAGTTGCAACAAATAAGCATAAGTTTGTAAATTCTATCGGAACTCATATCTTTAAAGGTACTAAAAAGTGGGATGCAATTACAGTTGGTACTACAAAGAGATCTGTTTATGATGCAACATATAATCCAGTAACAGGTGCATTAGACTTAGATATTGGATCTACTACTGGATTAACTGCTGCTACTTCACATCAGGCAGAATCAGGCACTAGTTACAATCCAACTACAGGTGTTATGACCTTGAAGGTTACTGGACATAACTTCTCTAATGGTGACTATGTAAGACTTGATGATGGTGCAGTCACATTTAAATGCCAATATGGTGTAGGTTCAGCACATACATGGGTTGGAGGAACATCAACTAATGCTGTTACAATTACTGCTGGTAATGTTCAGAAAAATGTAACAAATGCAGTATATGATCCTAATACTGGTCTTTGTGTAATGACTATTGGATCACATAGTTTTAC